CGATCTAATTCTAGCAACTGCTTCTGCACAGTAGCCTGCGTAATGTCCAGTATCTTAACTTGACCACCAGACCAAACAGGCACTTGCCAAAAATGCTTTGGCTTCTCACCAGCAGGTGCTTCATTAGCTAGTTTAATACGAACTGGTGTCCTGTCATCCTGCCAATATTGATAACCAACTACTGGTGTATCTAATATTCGGAATCTATTTTCACCTTTTACAAACTTCATATAACTGCTTTCACCACTGGAAGGCACGCTATAATCAGCATTAAGTAAACCACTCATCGATTACTCCTTTATTAGTTTATATGAATATCCGCGCGTATCTAATGAATATATTAATTGAGTTAGTTGATCTTCAGAAATTGATGCCTGAATACCAATATCAGATTCATTAGATTGCGGACTGTATGTTTTCGATTTATCGAAAATCTTTCGACATTCTTGAGCAAAAACAAATCGCTCATTGTCATTTGGTATAAAAATTATATATTTTACGTTCATGGACAGCACCTAATAGTGTTAAGAGAGAGAGAGTAGTTGTGGGTACACTATTAAAAGTGGTGCTGCCCATGTCTTATGGAGCAAATCTAATAAGGCCATTGAATAAATTCCATCTTAATACCAAGTACACGCGCAATGCGCACTTTATGTTCATGTCTAAATTTTCTTTTGCCATTCATCATTAGTGATAACATGGACTTATCGAGTGCAATATGTTTAGCTAATTGATTTTGTGAAAAACCACACTCTCTCATATGTTGTTTTAATTCTTTCATGTGTTGACAGAAACTAAGAAACTTTGTCAACACTTGGCAAGGATTATTTTAGAACTCTTCTGCGATACTCATCGATAAATTAAAAACATCTGGTGCAACTTGTTGCATATCAAGTGAGTCTTGAGCAAATCTAGCAAATAGATAATCAGACTCAGACGTTGAAGTGCCATCTGTTGTAAATATAAAAGGTATATGTGGACCATTTACTTTATTCCATACATCTTCTACTGTAGAGTCATCTGTTGGATTATGAGTGCTGTAATCATTAGGCATAACATCACTAGATTGTAGAAAACTAAAATTCATATCGTATGACATTCTACCACCAAAAACTTGTTGAGGTGATGTTGTAGTTACAAATGGAGATTTGTTTTGAGATGCTGCTGACTTACCAAAACTTGCCATGTTAGAATATCTTTGACCTCCAACAGATTCTTGCACGTTGACTTTATCAAATGTTATTAATCTATTAACATTTAAGTCTGGAGAATGAGGCATGTCAAAAAATTCACCTGCTAATATACACCCAACTGTAAAATCATTAGAACTAGAAAATGCAGATCCTTGACCTTCTATTTGAATGCCTATAAATCTATCGTTAATCTCAGAAAATGTTAAAATAGTGCTTCCATCAGCACTAGGCACTATTGTGAAAGGTGAACTTCCACCAACTGTACCATTTAAAATTTCTGTAGATTGTATGGTGTTGGCACTTGTCATATTTGCACTTTGAATTTGTGATTCTGTATCTGTACTAGCAATTCTAAATTTCGCATTTGATGAATTAGCATTATGATTTAAAATTGCTATAAAATTACATACATTTGTATTTGTTCCCATTAGATCCAAAGTAATTATTACATGATCTGCTCTGGTTGTAGCAGATGCTTTTGTATTAAATGTCACTAGGTTACTAGGTCGCATATCAAAGAGATCAGCCTCAACACCACCTCCAGATTTTATCCCTACTAAATTAGAGCCGCTATTTTCAGCTAAAACATCATAATTTGTATCTACCGCTACACCTCTCGACCTTCTATAACTTATTGAATCACAGTAAAATCTTGGTGTTCTAATATTTACATTTGCCATTACGCTATCTCCCTTGCTGTAAAGCTTATTTTTCCTGGCGATCTTTTAAAATCAGTAATAATAAAAATTAAATTAGTAAATGCCTTCCCAAAAATTTTTTCTGGATACATATCCTCAAACTTTACTTTTGAGCCTATTCCTAATAAATCTGCATTATCATCGTGATTGTAAAATTTTGAGTTTACAATCGTTGCTTCTACTATTGCTTTTACTGAACCAAAAATATTATCATAATATGTATACCAATCATCATTAGGATTAGAGCTAGGCGATGAAGGCACTGTAGGTGAAATGTATGTATCTAAATTTACTTGAGTTTTATTTTCATCTGCAGGAATGTTGTAATTTGTTCTAGTTGTGCTATTTACGCTATCTACTGAAACTATATATCTATTTTCAGCAGGATGTTTTTGATAATTTACATTTATGTTGGTTTGTAATTCTGTAAATGGAGTATGTTTTATGGTTACATCTGCTAAATCACTTTTAGACAAAGTAATGTCTGCACTTTCACTGTCTTTAATATGTATATATCCTCTATTTGGAGAATAAACAAAGCCACCTTCAAATTGCAATTTTTCTAGTGCTTTTTCTAAATCAATAATATCATTTTGCCAATATCTTATAACCCAATTTTTATCGCTATCTAAATCACTCCAACCATTTGGATCAGAGTCAGATAAGCCTGCAAATCTACTCAACAAATCTCTATGAGCTTCGTGTATCTCAGTAATAGCAGCACTACTATTATATCCATTTGCAGGTAATCCATCATTTGCTGTGTATAATTTTTCCAGTGGAGTTTGCTCTATTCTTTGAGTAAGTACAAAAATGTCATATATTTTTACGTTAGCAATTAGAGTAGGCAGTGTAGCACCTGTATCTTGAGATATAAAATCTGCTTTTATTCTTAGTTTTTCTGTAGGTCCTGTTAATTGTATTTTTTTTAGATCTATTGACTGACTGGATGTAAATGAATTGATTTGCCTCCCAGTATCAGTATCCCATGTAATTCTTACTCTACTACTATTTCCTATTAAACTTACAATTTCAACTGCATATCTTATAAACAAAACATTTAATGTTTGATTTTGACTAAATGTACTACTATCATCATGGCTTGCAGCAGTCGTTCCATTAAAAGCTCTTCCCACTGATAATGTATTTGAAGAAATAGAGTTGATATTCATTTCCTCATCATCTACTTTTATTACATCAAAATTACTTAAATTATCACCATTGGTAATATCTACGCCAGTTTCAGATGAATTTAATGCTTCATCTAACTGCGCAACATCACCATCAGCTTCTTTTGCAGTAATAAATTCAGATTGTCTCAAACCTGAAACTGGTTTAAAACTATATTCATATTTAATTGCTGACTGAGTATCAGTTGCCACATCACTATTGCTCCACTGGGAAAAAGTGCTGTTATCTGCATCTATAGCATTTGCTGCATTAGATACTGAATCAACTTGAGAAAGAATTTCTTCTACAGAATGCGCTCTTTGATAAAATGCTCTTTTTTGCGTTGCTTTAACTTGACCATGATGTGCATTGTCTGTATTATTTGTTGAACTCTCTGCATCCTCTAATGGAACAAAAACATCTAAGTTTTTTTCATATACTGCTAATTCAGCATCAGATGTAGCAGATCCATCTATATACAAAGATTTTGCATTTTGTATTATGTTAAAAGGTACTGGTCTATATGCCTTACTTGTTAGATCACTTGCATATTGTGGAGATGCAAATGTAGTAGCAGAGTTTTTTGTATAATTACCAAAACTTACAGGAATAGGAATAAGATTAGTAGTAGTTTTATCTTGAGGAAATGTAATATCAGCAAATGGTCTATGCGCAGTCAAACTTAAAGATATTTTGTCTTTTTGCATTGATACATTTGTTAATCTAAACTTTCCGAGTTCTACTTTTGTTTGATTATTAATTTTACAATGAACAGTTACAATTTGATTTATAAAATAATTTGAACTAAAAACTAATAATTCACTAATAGGATTTCCCAAATAATTAAAATCTGGTATTTGCACTGAAATATTAGATGTTTTTGCAGTAGACTTTGCTAAGTTTAATGATTCTCTTATAATAGGTCGATTTAAAATAACACCATAATAAAAAATACGTGAATCAGTAACGTCTGAAAATGCAAGGTATAAATCATCACCAGATCCTGCAAAATGAAATAACCAATTTTCTACAATATTTGAATTTCTTATTTCACTTCCAAAATTAGGCAAGATTCATACTCCTTGCCTTTTCGATAGCTGGTAAAATGCTTTCTACTACTGTATCATCAACTAATGGTGCTGAAATATTTACTGTTACTGAACCACCACCTGCGCTACCAGTTCTATTCATATCAGCTAGGTTCTGCACGCCAATGTTTTGCACTGCACTTCTTTGCATAATAAACTCACCTGCCTGCGCCATAATTGGAACGTTATCTCTACCTTGAACCATACCACCAGTTGCAAATCTTTGTATGCTATTATTACCAATTAAACCACCTGTGTGTCCAACTAACATTGATAAACCTGTTAATCCAGCACCAATTAATTGTCCACCTGGAACTAAAGCAGCCAAACCTGCAAGAGTTCTTAACAAAGATGCAAACTTTTGCTCTTGAGACATACCTTCTGCTGTTAATTGTTTTAATCCACTTGCTAATGTAGTGATTGCAGAAGCAGCAACGCCTGCCATGTCTTTGGTTTTGCCTAAATTAGTATTTAAACTATCTATAGCAGTATCAAAATCAGCTTCACTAATTCCATTTTGACTAATAATTAATTCTTTATTTGCCTCCATCAAAGCTCTAGTAGTTTCAATGTTTCTACGCTGACCTTCATCTGTTTGAGAGAATAGTGAGTTAAATGATGATAATATATCTAATCTTTCTTTTTCTGAATCAGCAAGTAAATCATTTAATTCTTTTTGCGCAGCTAAGTTTGTTCTTCTGCGTTCATCATCTTCATTAAAAAATTCAGCAGCAGATTGTTTTTTCTTTTCTTCTTCAGCAAGCATCTTTTGTAATTCTGCTTGAGCTTTAATTAAAGTTTCTCTGCGCATTTCTTCAGCATTAGCTTCTGCTGTCGCAATTGTTTGATTTTTTTGCGCTAACTCAAGTTCCTTTATTCTTTCAGTATATAGTGCAACTAGTTCAGTTGCGCGGTTTGTGGTGTTATTTGTTGTTTGTTGAATATCGGTTTGTTGCTCTGCTGCTTCTGTAATTTTTAAAAAAGATCCTGTAAGATTTGCTTGCTCTTCTGTTTGCTCTTTTATTGTTAATGTTCCATCTTTTAATTTATTAAAAAAGTTTTCTTGTGTTTGACTGCCAGTATCTATTGCCAATGTGTATTCACCAGAAAAAATATCTCCAGATCTTTGTGCTGCATTTGCTTGATCATCAAGAGATTTTTGAAACCTTGTAGATTCTTCTTCAGCCTTTTTTAACATTTCTCTAAGTGTAGGTAGATGCTTTACAGTCATCATACTTAACTCTCTTTGCACTATAGAAGTTTTCTTACCAAACATATCAAAATTGGTAATCGTTGCAGGATCTACAATATTGAATAGATCTATAGCCAATCTTCTAGAGGCTTTTGAAAAATCAGTAACTTTATTGATTGCGTTGGTTAATGCAGGTAAAAGTGGAGTTGCTAATGTTGCGCTTAATCTACCTAATGCATCAAACATATTACTTACAGCACCAGTAAATGTTTTTGACATTCTATCTGCGCTACCTGCAATACCAATGGAAGGAGATTCTAATGCACCAATTAATGCATCTCTAAATTCTGGTAATGTTATCTTGCTTAAATCTTCAATTCCTTTAAAAGATTTGATAATGTTAAGTACTCCTTTTTCGCGTAAAATGTCAGCAGCACCTGCTCCTCCAGCATAGGCACGACCAAAAGCATTGGCAGCTTCTGTTGCAGTTGTACCCATAAACGCAGCTAAATCAGTTATAGGTTGTATTGTTTCAGTTGCTACACTACCAAATGCTTGTAACTGCGCACCTGCATTTACCACATCACCTAAATCAAATGGTGTTTGAGATGCTACTGCATTAAACTTCTGAAATGCAAACTCAGCATTTTCTACACTTCCTGTAAGGCCAACTAATCTTGTTTTTACATCCTCAAACTGTACAGCAGTGCGAAAAAATACTTGAAAACCTTTTGTAACAGCAGCAATCGCAAATGCATTTACTAATAGTCTATTTCTTAAAGAGCCTAAAGATGCTTCTAATCCAGCAGTAGATCTACGCATTCTTTTTGTAGTTTCTACATATTTTTTGCCATCTGTATTTAATTGCTTAAAATTTCTATTAGCTCGCGCAAAACCTTTTGTGCGAACCTCTATGATAAACTTTTTTTCAGCCATTACTTTGCTTCTTTATATCTTCGTTTTGGAGTGCGTTAAATTCTTCATCTATAGCAGAAAAGATGACTAAGCGATTATAATCTGCGTCATCTATAGTTTTTGCTAATGGTAAGTTAAACCTCTTCATAGACATATACTCCTCAAGCGCAAAAACAGTCTCAGGCGTTAAGAAATATGTTGAGTCAGCACAAAACACTAATGAGTAATATAACGCTGCACCAAGCGTAAATTTTCCATCTTTGCTTTCTTCTACTAACCTTGCTATCTCTTCCCATAATACCTCTTCTGTGTAGGTAATCTTTTTCTTGAGCGTAGGAGACTGCGCATCGTATGGAAACTGGAGATTGCGGCTTGGTTGCTGTTTATAGGACATCCAAACCGCAACGCGGTGCATTAAGACTTTTTTGGATTTGGCTCTTTGTATGCGTTATATACTGACATCAATACTGAGTCAATAGCATTGTCATCTAACTTGCCAAGATCTTTTTCTGGATCACTAAAACCAAAGTTAAGTACCCAGTCTAATACATCAAAAAACTTTTCAGTATTAATTTCGCCTTCTTTAGTGATTGCTTTGACTTCTAGTTTATGTAACTCTCTTCGAGCCTTAAACGTTATATCACGTACTTCAAAAGTACCATGATCTGTTTTTACTTTCATATTTCATCCTTCGATGAAAATGGCGTGAGATCGTGATTAAATCTATCCTGTTGCTATTGAAACTACAGTATTGCTTGTATTTGCAGCGTCATAAGTACATCTAAATGGTATAACACTTTTAAATCCATCTTCATCAAAGTTAATTGATGCTTGATCAATTATAGCTTTAGGTGCTGCTATCGCAAATGTTCCATCGGTAATACTTACAGCGCAAACTGGTTCAGAATTATCTGCGTAGGTAATAGCCGCATCTGACTCTGCATCTCTTTTAACTGTCATTGAGCCAGTAACTTCATAACCACCTACAACATATCCTAATGGAGCAAAGCTATTTGCAGCAGTATCAAATCCCACTCTGTTCACCGCTCTTGCAATATTTAACTCAAAAGAAAATAAAACTAAATCTTCTGCGCTACCACCAGAAGGTGTAATCGTAGTTGCAGAAAGATCATGCATATTAAAATAGCTTGATTGCG